GTCCTCGAGGAGCGCTTCGTAGAAGTCGTTGTCGCCGACGCGCGTGCCGGCGATCGAGGTCACCCCGGTCTCACCGGGGCGGGACAGGGCGTCCTGGCGGAACCACTCCAGCTGGGTGTCGGTGCGCCCGAGGGTCTTGAGCGACTGGATGTCGTCGACGTGGAGGTGGTCGGTGCGGATCGAGACCGTGCTCGAGTTCCAGCCGATCGCCAGCATCGAGTGGTCACGCTCGTCGGAGGCCTGCTTCTTCATCACCCGGAAGTGGGCGTTGTTCCACGGCTGGCGGTACATGTTCTCGCGCGACGCGCCGGCGTCGGAGCGGAACGGGCCCCACTCCTTGACGAGCAGCGGGAAGGGGCCATTGACCTCGAGGCGGTTGCGGACACGGGAGACGATGCGCTTGGAGATCGTGTCGGCTTCCGAGGCGGTGGTATTGCGCCACTCCGGCACCCGGCAGATCTTCTCGGTGGCGTAGTCCTCGAACGTCGTGGTCTTGCCGTGCTCGGGCGGCCACAGGGCCATGAGGATGTTGCCGGGTCGCAGGTTCTCCACTGCGTCGATCCATTGCTGCTGGAACGGAGCCCGGACCCGGCCGAAGTACCGTAGCGCGAATTGCGCCGAGCTCATTTCGGAGTGGGCGACGATCCGTTCCGAGGTTGCCCTGGCGATGTTGACCTTGGCCGCCCAGGCCTTGTCGGTCTGCTTCCACTTGCGGTAGGCGGAGTACGACACGCCCACTCGGGGGTCGGGAAGGGCCTCCAGGACGCTCATCCCCTGCTCGATCAGATGGAGCAGTACCTCTTTGCGTCGCTGAGTGACCTCATGACGCCTGTCCGCCATCAATTTCGCCATCACGCAAGTGTTGCATTGCTCGGGGACCCGATCGGGTGATACGGGCCCCCGAGGCAATTACTCACCGGGCACTGATGACTTACTGGCCGTCCTTGAAGATGGTGCCCTCGATCTCCAGCGGGGTGCTGGCACCCGAGGCGATGATCGACATCGAGCAGTAGACGCTGCGTGCGCTCTTGAGCACCACGAGGCGCTTGCCGGCACCGACGAACAGCGTCTCGGAGGCGCCGATGACCGCCGGGGTGGCGGCGGCTGCGGCGGCTGCGTTGGCAGACGTGTTGCCGGTGAACACTCGCACGGTGAGCGCTTGTGTCGCGTGGTTGTTCTGCACGGCAAATTGCTTGTTCTTGCCGGTGAGCGTGTAAACGGCTGCTGCGGCGCCCGCGACATCCGTCAAGCTGTTGACGCCAGTTGTGGCCATTGACTCCTCCTTGAAAGGTGATCAAACGGTAGCAGTCGCCCACGCGGGGGACGGGGATTGCCTCACTCGGTGGTGGAGGCCCGGACTTCGTCTTGGTGGGCGAGCGCGGCCTCGAGCGTCGGGCGGTCGAGGACCTTGCCGTCGACGTGCACGCCGTCGAAGCCGAACGTGGACAGCCCGGGGATGTGCTCCGGGTAGGTGACGCCACCGACGACGGTGTTGTCCTTGGGCTCCTCGCGCTCGGCCTTGGCCTGCTCCTTCGGGCCGACGGCGAAACCCTGTTCCTCGTGGGTGATCCCGTAGCTGGGCACGACGTTGGGGTCGGCGGCCGGGTCGGGCTCGCCGACGGGGACCACATCGGGCGCCGGCGCGGCGGCCTTCTTGGCGGCCCGCTTGCGCGGTGCGGCCTTCTTGGCGACTGGGGCGGCCTTCTTCGCGGGGGCTGCCTTCTTTGCTGCGGTCTTGGATGCCATGCGCGAATGGTACTTCGGCTAGAGCAGCAGGAGCAGGATCTCCGATTCGGTGTCGCGGTGCATGGTCACCGTGCGCGGCTCCGGGTCGGATTCGACGATCGGCTCGATCAGCGCCTCGATGGCTTCGGGGTAGCCGATGCGGACCACGCCGTCGGGGCGATGGCGGTGCGGCTGGCCCTTGATGATGCCCTGGCCGCGCCGGCGGTTGGAGCCACGCGAGCATCTTGTGCCGTCTGTGTTGGTACAGCGTGCGAACACCGAGATCTCGATCGACCCGGCCGTGGTGACCACGGCGGTCGGGTTGACGGCGACGTGCTCGGACGCCAGTGCGGACACCTCGTGGCTCGAGATCGCTGTGGGGCTGACGGCGATCGACTCCGAGGCGGCGAACGATTGGTCACGGGTGCAGACGGCATTCGGGCCGATTGCGACCGATTCGGTCGCGAAACAGGGTGAATCACGCGTGACGACTGCGTTATTCGCCACGGCGACATCGCAGCGGGCGAAGACGTCGATGTCGGTCGAGGAGGCCGTGATCGTGACCGCCGCCGTCGACGAGACTGCTACGGTCTCGGAGGCGACTGCAGTCCTGTCGGTGGTCGTTGTTCCGCCCGCTGCAACGGCCACCGACTCCGTCGCCACCGTGGTCACCCCGTGCGTGACCGCCGCTGTCTCGTTGACGGCGACGTGCTCGGCGGCGACAGTGGTGACACCGTGGGCGACGACGGCTGTCTCGTTGACCGCGACCGACTCGGTGGCGATCGTGGTCACGCCGTGGGCGACGGTCGAGGTCTCGGCGACGGCGACGTGTTCGGTGCCGACAACGGTGGCGCCGTGGGTGACCGTGGCGGTCTCGGCGACAGCGACGTGCTCGGTGGCGATCGCGGTCAGCTCATGGCTGACGGCAGCGGTCGGTGAGACGGCGACGGTGCAGCGCGCCGTGACGCTGATGTTGAAGTCGGTGGTCACCGCCGCGACCTCGGCGACGGCGACGTCGCAGCGGGCGAAGACGTCGATGTCGCTGCTCGAGGTCGACGTGGTCAGGATCAGCGGCCCGAGCGACGAGGCGGCGACGATGTAGCCCTTCGGATACACCGACCACGGGTAGCCGCCGATCTCGTCGGTGATCTCTACTTCGACGCCCATCAGAACCACACCGTGATGAAGATGACCCCGTCGGCACCATTGCCGCCGGCGCCGGAGTTGCCGATCGAGTCCTCCGCCGCGCCGCCACCGGCTCCGCCGCCACCGGGATAGGGGCCGTTGCCGCCGTCGCCGCCGTTGACCGTCAGCGACGATCCGCCGCCACTGGCCCCGGCGGCCATCAGGTCGGAGGAGGAGCTGATCCCGTCGGTGCCGCGCGTCGACCCGGCGCCGCCGACGATCCCGCTGGCCTGGCCGTTGCGCGGCCCGCCGTCACCGCCGGCCTGGGCGGCGTGGGCGGCAGCCATCCCTGCTCCACCGCCACTGCCCGACGCGCACTGCCCGGTGGTGTTGTTGGTGTTGCCGTTGCCGTTGTTGCTGGCGCCGGTGGTCCCGCTGACCCCGGCCACTCCGACGACGTCACCGCTGGCGCCGCCGGCGCCGAGGCTGCTGTTGCCGGTCCCGGCCACCCCACCGCCGCTGCCGCCGTCGGCGAGCAGGAAGATGCCCTTGGTCGAATCGCCGAACTGGCTCCCCCCGCCGTTGGTGCCGGCGTTGCCATTGGTCGAGTTGGTGGCTTGCGCTGCCCCGCCGGGCCCGCCAGCACCGACGATGACCGGGACGCGGGTGCCGTACTGCTTGCGCAGCTCGACCAGGTCGATCAGGCGCCGCGTGACCGCTCCGCAGCCACCCGAGGCACCGCCGGAGGCAGCGACCCCGGCCGCCGATTTGCGCCCGGACGATCCACCGCCACCGGCGCCGATCACCGTCACCGAGGCAACGGTGGCGTTCTGCGGAATCTCCCAGAACTGATCGGCCGGCACCAGCGCGGTGAACGTCGGCAATGCCTGCGGGAGGCCGGAGACCAAGCCGTAGATGTCCATCGTTACGGCCAGACGGTGATGAAGATCGCTCCGTTGCCGCCGTCGCCGCCAGCACCCGAAGCCGTCGAGGTCGTGTCCTCCGCTGCCCCGCCGCCACCGCCGCCACCAGCCGGGAACCCGCCCTTGCCGCCCGAGCCGGCGACACCGGCCGACAGCGTCGAGGCCCCGCCGCCGCCGCCGGTGGAGATGCAGTCGCTGCCCGAGCTGGTGCCGTCCTGGCCGCTGGCGCCGGAACCGACGCCGCCGAGGGTGATCGCCGTGCCGCCGTAGCGCAGTCCGCCGTTGCCGCCGTTGGCCACGGCGTGGGCCGCCGCCAGACCGCCGCCACCACCGCCACCGGTGGCGATCGCCGGGCTGGCCGACACCGGCGAGCCGATCGAGCCGGCGCCCGACTGCCCGGCGCCGCCGTTCGCCCCGCCCTGGTCGCCGTTGCCTCCGGCCGTGCCGGCGACACCGGTACCGGTGGTCCCGCCACCTCCGGCGCCGCCACCTCCGGCGTTCATGAAGATCCCCAGCGTCGACAACCCGAACGACGACGTCCCGCCGGTACCGCCGGAGTTGCCGCTCGTCGAGTTGGTCGACTGTGCCGCGCCACCGGCGCCACCGGCCCCGACGACGACGGGGACGCGCGTCCCGTACTGCTTGCGGAGCTCGTCGAGGCTGACCCAGCGCCGCGTCACCGCGCCGGAGGCTCCGCCACCGCCGCCGAACGCGGCCGTGCCGGCCACCGACTTGCGTCCCGAGCCGCCGCCGCCACCTGCTCCGGCGACCACGACGTAGGCGTAGGTGCCGAATTGCGGGATCTCCCAGAACTGGTCGGTGGGGATCAGCGCCGTGTAGGTCGGCAGCACCGGCGGCGTGCCAGAGATCACGCCTGGCAGGATCATCGCGTTACGTCAGATCTGCACCGAAGGCGAAGACGTTGATCACGCCGGCGGTGAGGGCGACGGTGATCGCGGCGGCCAGCTTCCATGACGCCGACGGCAGCACCAGGTCGGAGTACGAGCGGGTCACCCTGTTGCCGGAGACGGTCGTCGAGGCCGCAGCCGGGTTGCCGAGGTCGACCTCGTCGTAGAGGAAGTACGAGGTGCCGTTGTGCAAGAAGATGGTGACGATCGAGTCGGCCGGGTCACCGGTGGCCTGCAGGGCGATCGAGGTGATCTTGGTGCCGGCGGCGACGCCGGTGATGATGTCGACGATCGTGCCGGTGCCGTCACGGTTGGTGTTGGCGGTCGACACGGCCGCGACAGCGGCGCGGGGAACGATGGCGAACGACGGGGTCGGCGATGCAGCCACCGGTTACCCGTAGTTCAGAT